TCCCCTTATTCTCCATTGTGAGGCTCACGTGACAATAGATATTGATGTAGGACTAGATCTCGACTCTCTCCTCGAAGAGTCCGTCGACATCCAGAAGTCCCGCAGAGAGCAAAAATCTGCCAAAAAAGCCTCCAACAAGGGCGCAGTCCTCCCCAAAACAGCTGCATGGATGACCGGGCCGGAAGTAGCCGAGCATTACAAGGACGTAGCCAAGATAAAGCAGACCGCTGAAGGCTGGAAGCCTCTTGCGGCTATCCTCCTGATCCACGCTCAGGTCTGCACTACCTGCCATACAGAACACCAGCGAGTCGAGGGCACCTTCATCAAGAAGGAAAACCTCCGGCTACGTGCTATCTCCTATCTCCAGCCCAAGGACGCTTTCGACCTGAAAGACCTTCCAAGGGAAATTGAAATCCGCCCTCTCTACACTCCGATCTGCCCGAATTGCTATTTAACCCAGGGCTGGTCGGATGCCCCTATTACTTTGAAGGAGTAGCTGAGATGAAATCTCCCACCCCCTCACCGATCTCTCAAGCGGCAGGCGAGCGCGATCCAGGCGCGTATGACATCCGGAGCACGCTCGAAACGATCACGCTGCTATGCGAAGAGAATGGCGAACCGTGCGACGGCTTCCGATTTCGGGAGTTGATATTGAAGGCACGCACATTCCTCTCCACCGCTCCGACCACTGGAAGCGAGCCGGTAGCGTTCTACGATCCGAATGACGGCCGCCGTCAAGAGTCGTTCGTCTGGGCATCTGATTACCCTAACGGTGCTGGATCTTCAAATGTTCCGCTCTACGCCACCCCTGCCAGCCCCGTAGCGAGCGTGCTGACGGATGGGCAGATTAAAGAACATTTTGACTCTCACGCCCGATATGCGCTTGAAGGTAGCAAACTGTATTGGGATGACGCATTAGCATTTGCTCGCGCCCTCCTTGCGGCGTCTATGGGCGGAGATAAGCCATGAGGCTCGGTGAATTGATCCGTACGCGCCGTGAAGCGCTTGGCCTGACGCTCGAAGAAACAGCCGATGCCATCGGTTGCTCGAAGTCTTATATCTGGGAAGTCGAGAACCACAAGGGCTACAAGATCAGCTTGTTACTTGCCGCGCGCTTGTCCATCGGCTTGGGCCTGCAAGTGTCAATGCTGGCTGCCTCAGCCCTAGAATCTGAAAAGGAATCGAAATGATCTGGCCTACCAAAGTAAAAAGTGACGACGGCAAGACGTTCTATACCGATGACGTCGCCCCCACGCAGGGCGCAGATGCGCGACCGGTGGTGATCTGCCAGATAGAACAGCACAACGGCTCATGGCTTGATGTGTCGATAGACGCCTACGAAAGCACTGAAGTGAGTCGCAGACGCATTGTTCATCTAATTGAAAAGGAGTCTTCCTAATGGGCCGTCCTCGCAAAACCACCCCACCTGTCCGCATTGGCTTCACCCTGCCCCAGGATCTGGCCGACCGACTCGACTCCCACCTCAAGTCCGAAGTGGAAAATCGAGTCCCGCATGGTGACAAGAGCAAGTTCTTCGAAGGTCTGACACGTCAATATTTTGAAACACTTGACGGAGAGCTCACTGAAATCGAAACCTCACTGGAGAAAGAAAATGGGATGGGCCAGGAAATCTGACGGAACAACCCCACTGGGGGATCGTCTCAAGAAAGAGCGCAATCGCAGGGGATTTACCAATCTCAATGCCTTCGCCAAATCCGTAAACATGTCTGTTTACAGTATCACTGCTATAGAGAATCGCGGAGCAGCCCCGCACGTGCATAACCTGATCAAAATTGCTCAGGTACTTGAATGTTCAACAGACTGGCTCTTGGGCCTAGAGGAGTAGCAAGCATGATCCCAGCAGAACGACGTGATGCAGCATCAGCGTGTTGGTTGAAGCCAGCGGACTTAGGCAAGATGCCGCATGGGGGGATGAACTACGCCCAGTGTGACTTGTGGCCGAATCTCGCCAGAAACTCCACAGAGTTCCCGCAGCCGAATACCACCTGCTACATCTCCGGCCCTGTCACCGGTATCGAGGAATTCAACCGGCCCTCGTTCCTCCTCGCGCAACGGATGCTGCTCTCAGCCGGTTGCTCTGTGTTCAATCCAATCCACATTGATTGGCCGATTGATCCGCTAGAGGGGGAAGCTCTCTGGCAGTACATGATGCATTACTGTGTAGCTGCTATCCCCCTCTGTGACAGCTTGCTGATGCTCCCCGATTGGCAGAATAGCAAGGGCGCTAAGGAAGAACACTGTATCGCCAAGATGTTAGGACTGATCATCTACTACTCCCCCGTACTCGATAAAGAGAACAAGTAACTCACCCCCACCACCAGGGCAAGCCCTGACAGCTAAAAGGCTCAATTGTGAATCATGAAGAACTATCAGCATCCCAAGCGGACGCGACGCTCTACCAAGCTGAAGCCCCATTCGAGTTCACCTCGGACCAGCTCGAAGCGATCCAAGAACTCCTCAACTACATCTCCAGCCCCTATCTCACCGACTGGTACTTCTGCTTCCGTGGCTATGCTGGCACCGGCAAAACATCTTGCATGCGGGAGGTCGCCAGACGAGTTGGGTCGTCGAATGCTAGATTTGCTTACACTGCTCCAACAAACAAGGCAGCAAAAGTCCTGCGGGAGATCGTGGGCAGTGCCTCAACCATCTATTCCTTGCTGGGCCTCCGAGTTGACAAGAACGGAGAAACTAAGCAAATCGCACACGGTAAGCCTGTTGACCTGTCAGACCTGGATGTTATTGTTGTAGACGAAGCCTCGATGGTGAATGCGCACCTCTTCGACCTGCTCTCCGACATCGCGGACAAATTCAACCTCAAAGTGGTTTTCATGGGGGACCCTGCGCAGCTACCTCCTGTGAAAGAATCAGAGAGCCTTGCCCTGCAGGGTGAAACGGGCATTCAACTCACTAAGGTGATGCGCCATGACAACCAGATTCTCTCGCTCGTCTCTTCGATTCGAGAAGTTATATTCTCTCCGGCACCTTCAATTAATATCAAATCTGACAACCGAAACGGAGAGGGTGTCTGGAAGCTCAGCAAGCCAGACTTCAAAAAAGAAATCTATGCAGCAGCCTCCCGAGGTGAATTCGCTGATGGCCGAACAACTAAGGTCATCTCCTGGCGAAATGTCAAGGTTGACGAGTACAACCAAATCGCCAGAGCCGCTATCTTTGGAGCAGAAGCGCAGCCAGGATTTTTTCTTGTGGGAGACCGAGTTGTGGCAGCTGGCCCTTGTGAGCGGAATGACGACCTGCTCCTCCACACCGACGACGAGGCTATTGTTGAAGGAGTGATTGAGTGCAAGCATCCGCTGGAGCCGAAGTATCACGCGCTGGAGTTGAAATGCCGAAGGGAGGATAACCAGATTATTCGCCTCTTAGTCATTCATCCAGCTAGTCAACAACAACACGACAATGATTGTGAACTGTTGGCCCATGAAGCCAGGGGGAATCCAAAACTCTGGCGACGTTTTTGGGACCTTAAGGACTTGTTCCATCAGATTAAATTTGCCTATGCAATCACTGCGCATAGATCGCAGGGGTCTACGTATACCAATGTATTCGTAGATTTCCAGGATACTCTTTACAACAGGAACCGTAGAGAGGCTTTTCAGTGTTTATATGTAGCGTGCTCTCGTGCTAGTAAAAGACTTTACCTTGCCTAAACTAGTTTGCATATGATGTTTGTGCGTACTCATGGGGAGTGCAAGGAGAATCTAAATGGAAGCGGTTGATATTGTTGGGGAAAAGTTCGGGAACTGGGAAGTTGTGGAAAGAGCCCCCAATAGACAGACAAGAGCGGTATGGGTTTGTCGGTGTGTTTGCGGAACACTTGCAGAAGTTTATGGGGGAAATCTTCGCAGGGGCCTTTCGAAAGGATGCGGCTGCAATTGGGCCGAAGTTCACCCTGAAAAATTTAAGCACGGAAGAACTGAAACTAAGGAATGGTTGGCCTGGAGAAACTTAAAAGACAGGTGTAACAACCCTAATGTTCGGAATTACGATCAGTACGGAGGTCGGGGGATTACTTATGCCCCGGAATGGGAAGAGTTTTCCGCCTTTTTCCGGGATATGGGAGGAGCTCCCTCGAAACAGCATTCGATAGATCGCATTGATAATGATGGCAATTACTGTAAAAGTAATTGTAAATGGTCCACCTCTTCAGAACAGGCCCTCAATCGTAGAGTTTGTTTAAAAACAGGGGGAAAAAATTTATACGAGCTTGCAGCTGAATATGGCATTACAGTAAAAGCGTATAAGTTTAAACGAGATCACGGGTTGTTACCCGTTAAATCTGACTAGCATCTATTATTTACCGGGATTACTATTGATTAATCGCGGTGAGAAACTAAATCGGAGGCTGAAATGGGAAAAGTTAAATTGAATGTGCCCGACCCCTTAGACTTCTGCCCGGCTTGCCATAAAAAGACCCAGCAGGAATGCTCTCACGTGAACTGTGGCCGTCGTAAGAGAGTTACTGTGGCAGTCCCGGATGATGCATCCTGTCGCGGTATGCAGTCTGGCGGGTATTACCGAAAAACTTACCAGGACAAATAACATGCATCATCTTAAAGAAACCACCATCGACGGGGTGAAGTTCGTGCTGATCCCTGAAGAGTTGCATGACAAGCTTGTTCGTATTTGTCACCCTTGCTATTCTCCCGGTGAATTCGATTGGGCAATGGTTTGTGATGACTGGGAAGCCTACGACCCGGAGATTTTCAGCGATGGCAAGTGAATTGATTAACGAACAGGTTCAAGATTGGCGCAACCGAGCAGCATTAGGTCAATTGTCGATTGATGAAATGAAAATCGCTATCGAGGCAATCCGCAAGGAGCGCGCCAATCTCGAAGCTCCCAAGCCGAAGAAGCGTGCCGCAGCGGGCACAGCAGCAAAGCCGAAGAAGCTCAAACCGGAGGATGTAAACTCCGACGATCTGCTGAAAGAACTAGGCATCTAACCGTAGTACAACTACAGAGGCTCGAAATGCAAGTAACACAAATGGTTTATCTGATAGCAGGACCAAGCCAGAACTACAATCAGGAGACTTACGAATACGAAGATTGTGTCTCTTTCACAGTATGGCCCTACGACAAATACGGAGATTCCGACCCTGCTGTCGCCTCTCAGGAAGTTACTTTTGAAGTCCCTGATGGATTGAATGCGAAAGATCTGAAATTGCAGGCACTTGAAGCGGAGCGGGTTAGGCTCATGGCCGACTTCAACCACCGCATCACCCAAATCCAGGCCGAAATCAACCAGCTGACCGCGATCGAGTTTCAGGTAGCTCCACAGGGAGATGATCTTGACATCCCCTTTTAAATTCCGCCCAATGTTCCCCAATGCAGTCGACTCCACGTTGATCGCCGCGTTCCGGGCATGCCCCCAAAAGTTTTTCCTGAGCTACGTAGAGCATTGGAAAAGCACCACCAAGAGCGTCCATCTCGTCGCCGGAGGCGCATTCGCCTCAGCAATCGAAGCCGCTCGGGAAGCCTTCTACGTCGAAGGAAAGTCCAACAGCGATTCAGAAGCAATCGGAATGACTGCTCTTATCAAGGGGTACGGGGATTTCGAGTGTACTCCAGAGAGTGCCAAGTCACTGGAACGCATGCTCGGGGCTTTCGAATTCTATCTTTTCAACTACCCATTAGGGGGTGATGGTGCCGAACCGATTACGCTGCCTGGGGGTCGAAAGGGCATTGAGTTCTCTTTTGCTGAGCCTCTTGCTATTAATCATCCTGTTACCGGTGTTCCTATTCTCTATACTGGGCGTAGTGATATGGTTGCCAATCGTCATGGTACAGGGATCTGGAACTACGACGAGAAAACCACCAGCTCCTTAGGGGCTACTTGGGGCCGGCAGTGGGAGATGCGCAGCCAGTTCACCGGCTACAACTGGGCTCTCCTCCAGCAAGGCATCAAACCCCAGGGCACTATCGTCCGTGGCATCTCCATCCTCAAGACCAAGTACGACACGATGGAAGTCCCGACCTATCGTAGCCCTCATGAAATCGCCCTCTGGGAGAAGCAAACTCTCAGAGATATCAAACGAATGATAGCTTGCTGGGAAGAGGGGTACTGGGATTATGACATCGACGGGGCGTGTACGGAATATGGTGGTTGCCAGTTTCAGCGAATCTGCAAATCCAGCAACCCCGATGAATGGCTTCCAGCACATTTCGTGCAGCGTGTGTGGGACCCATTGGAGCGTGCTGAGATTAGTGTTGCCGATTACGAGTCTAAGTGGGGCTTCGTCCGGCCAGAAGAAGCACCTCCTGCCCCAGGACTCCCTGGATTGTTGCTTGGAGACGGCCATGCGCTTGGTGAAGAATTGAAAGGACTGATGTAATTATGACAACGTCAACAGTAGTTCTTCAGGCTTTACTTGAATTTCTCTGCGGAGCAGTAATAGGTGCCTTAGTGATGTATTTTTATCAGAAGTGACATGCAATTCTTCCGCCACTTCTACATCGGAACTAACTACCTCGGCTCTTCTGAAGACCGCATCCGATTCATTCACGGGGAAGCCCAACAGCCTGTCCCTTACGTGATGTTCTGCCCGTGCTGTGGGGAGATTTGGGCGAGGATGCCGGTGCTCAACTCAATGGCGGATTGGCGGATCATCGGGGGGTATTGCGAGAAGCACGGGAAGTCCCGCTATGCAATCGCAGGCTCCCTGATGCTGAATTGGGAACCGGAACTCACCGCTATCTTGCCGGATGAAGTTATCAAAAGGGAATTCGCCCTTCACTTACGACTATGGGATAAGGAAAATGACAGAAAGCTGGAAAGAGCCTGAAGAGGACAACATGTCGATAGGGGAGCTAGCCGAATACTTGCTATCCTTTCCGGCAGAGATTCAACATTTACCAGTGAAGGTCCTTTGGGAAGGGCAGATATTCCCCGTCAACAAAGCCAGATTCGACTTCACTGATGGAAAGCGCTACTACGCTGAATCCCTGATGAAAGGGAAAGCGACATACACAGGAATTTACCTGGAACTCTACGCGGATCACATGTAATGACACTCGAACAAGGTACAGCAGTAGGAGACTCCGCTGATCTTCCAGGAATGGAACTATCGGCACTACCGGGCGTAAATTGTATGCTGATGGGGCCATCAGGCACAGGCAAAACCCACGCCATCGGAACCATTGCCGAAGCCTACCCCGATCTGGAAGTGTTTTACCTCGGTCTGGAACCCGGGATGGAAACCCTGCTCGGCTACTACAAGAGCAAGGGGAAACCTCTACCCCCTAACCTCCATTGGCATTATCTCGAAGCAGCTAAGGCATCGTTCAAGGACATGCTGGAAGGTGCGAAGCGAGTTAACACGATGTCATTGGAAACACTGGCGAAAACAAATGATCCCAACAGATCCAAACACAATCGATTTATCAAGCTCCTCGAAGTCCTTAACGATTTCCCTGACGACAGAACAGGCAAGAAATTTGGCTGCGCTGATGAGTGGGGTCCGAACCGAATCCTTGTTATCGACGGAATGGCCGGTCTGGCTCGCATGGCAATGTCCCTCGTCGTGGGAAATAAGCCTGTCAAGAATATTAGCGACTGGGGAATAGCCCAGGATCAGATCGAGAAGGTCATCAACCTCTGGACGGACGCTTGCAAGTGCCATTTCATCCTCATTGCTCACGTCGAGCGGGAAAAGGATGAAGTTCTCGGTGGTATCAAGCTGATGGTCAGCACTCTCGGGAATAAGTTGGCCCCGAAGTTGCCAGCAATGTTTTCGGATGTGATTCTCGCTGTCCGCGAAGGTTCCAAATTCACATGGGACACAGCCAACTCACAGGCTGACGTCAAGACCCGCAACTTGGCAATTGCCGCTGGATTGCCCCCGGATTTCAAGCCGATCTTCACTTCGTGGCTGTCGCGTGGTGGGAAGTTTGTTGAGGGCGTGCGGGATGCGAATAGCCCCCCGGAGGAGTGATGAGAATAGTAGACACAGATAACTTTGCTGGAGATTACCCGGATGAGAAATTTATTCTGGGCTGGGTGACTGAAAAACAGGGAAAAGAAATTGTGGAAGTTATTAATAGAGTCCTCAATGAGCGTGGAGAGTGCTCTAGGTATTATAAAGTAGTAGCAGATGATTATCAGCTCCAACCGGGTTTTCAACCGTGATTAACAAATAGTAATCGCGGGTAATAACTACCCTAACCCTGACAGGAGGTGCGTAAATACTAGCAAAACTGGCTATTAACTAGCCCCAATCGGTAATATAGTTTCTCTACGGTGCGA